ATAGTTGTATTATTATCTTCACCTTGAAAAATTATATCTTTGTCATTTACTAAGCTACGAATTATAAAGTTTGAACTTGTTTGTTGAAACATTGCGGTAGTAACAGCGCCATCTTGGAATACAATATTTCCATTGTCTGCATTTAAATTAATGGATGATGCTGAATCTAGTGTCATATCACCAGAACTTAAAGCAAGGGTAGTCCCATCAAGCGTGAAGTTATCTACCACTACACCTGCGTTGGCTGTTACAACACCACCAACAGTCAACGTGCTTGCCATATCCACAGCACCATCGATATCGACAACGTCTAAGTTGGTGGTGCCATCAACATCAATGTCTCCAGAGATGTCTAGGGATGTACCTGTTAAAACGCCTGTAACACCTAGAGTGCCACCAACGGTCATATCATCTGTAACGGTTAAATCATCGCCAACAACAAGATCGTCAACTTTGGTAACTCCCGCTAGGTTTACATCTGTTAACAAGTCATAAACAACAGCACCTGAACCTAGACCATCTCCTGCAATTACCTTAACTTCTCCTGCAAGGATTGCTACGTTAGCTCCACTACCCTGCGTAAAAGTAAGAGTATAAGATGTAGCGTTTTCCATAATGTACATTTTGGAAGAAGTGTTTGGCAAAAGACTTACAGTACAAGCTTGACCACCACCAGTAAGCTTAAGATACATTGATCTGTCTGCATCTAGTGAGCCATCGGCTTGCGTTATGTTGTCAGTAGATGCATTTGCAATAGCTCTTGTGCCGTAACCAAACGCCTGCCCAATCATCTCAAGGTTTGTATTGGTTTCTGTTCCCCAAGTTCCTGCGGAATCACCTGTTGCAATTTCTTTAAGTCTTAGGTTATTAACGTATGTTGCCATTTAAGCTACCTCTTCCCAATTAGGGTTTTGACTGTTACTAATTATTTGATAATTTGGTGTTTGACTGTTACTAATTACTTGATAATTTGGTGTTTGCGCGGTGTTAATTAAACTCCAAACTTGAACTGATTCTGTTAATGCTTCTCCCTCAACGCCTACAGGGTATATTATTGCATTAGATTCAGTAACAACACTTCCTTGAGTTATTGTTACACCAAAACCAGAAACAGAAACATTAGCTTCTGCCTCTACAGTTTCATTACCAAGAGCAGAAGTTCCAACAACACCAGAAGCCGATATATTAGCATCAGCCTGTACAGTCTCATCACCAAGTGCAGATGTTCCCGCTAATCCAGAAACAGAAATATTGTTATGAGTAATTAGCGTTTCATTACCAAGAGCAGAAGTTCCTACTAACCCAGTAACAGAAATATTATTATTGGTAATTAATGTTTCATCACCAAGACCAAGCGTTGATGCAACAGCAGAAACACCAACTACCGCAAAAGCATTGACTGCTACTGTTCCTACAGATGCTGTACCTAAATTGTTAACAACAGCAACATTAGCTTCCGCTATTACACTTTCATTGCCAAGAGCAGAGGTTCCTGAAACGCCAGTAACGGTAACAGGCAAGCCCTCGCCCCATGCGAGTTCTCCCCATCCACCCCTACCAAAACCATTTACAATAGCCATTAGTTACTAGGCTATTCTGATAATTGCGTTAGATGCATCTGCTGTTGGGAATTGTATTGTGAAATCTCCTGCGGTTGATGTCTTGTCACCACCAAACGCTAACACACAAACCGCTTTATCACTGTTTGTATCGTTATAAATAAGGCATCCATTTGCAGTAACAGTTGCATTGCTAAATGTTAAGTCGGCAAAATCAGTAAACGCAGTTGTTCCTGATGTTGTTGGGTTAACATTTGTTAATGCCGCCCCTCCTGCGGTGTAGTTTGTTCCGCTTGTTTCATTTGTAGTGGAGTAAGCCGTTGTTGTAGCCCCTAAACTAGCAGAGCTAGTATATAACGCCAACTTAAACGAGTTACCGCCTGATGCTAAAAAGTTGTGTGTGCCTTCCATTAACTCTTTCTTAAATGAAGTACACATTGCTTGCGATATTGCCATTATAATCTCCTAATAATTTCTGCTACATCTTTGTTTTGGTTTTTTTCAAGCAACGCAATTAAAGTAGTTCTATCGCTTTTTATCGCTTGTTCCATGTAGAACATTACAACTTTGTTTACTTGATCCTTAAATGCCTCTGCTTGATCTTTAATTGCAGGATGACAGTTTCCTCCTACAGAAACAATTCTATCTGTAGCTCTTTCTGCCCAATGTTCTGCATCAAGACCTTTATTATTCGATGTAACAACACTAACAAAACCTGTTTGAGCCGAACCTACATCAATCATGACTAGCTCCTTCCCTGACGAACTGCGCCAGACCTATAGCTGTCTGTTGTCCCATAACCTTCACCTAAAGTTTTTAGCCTGTTAACAGCATCATCATACTGAGATTTATAAAGCTGTAACAAGTCAACATCTCCCTTAAGAAATGTATATGCCTCTACTAAACAACCGTATAGTAGCGCATTCTCAGCATTATCTCCCAACCAACTTGTTCCCGTTGATGAAACGGTAATTGACTCTGGCCTATAGAAATAGTGCAATTCAACGGTAAATGATGCGTTTGGCGTAGGAGCTACAATAATAGTAGATTCATTAAATATTCCATAATACTTAGGAACACCAGTAACCGCGCTTGAAGGGTAAGCTTCTCTCATAAAGTTAACGTCTTTATTTAAAAGATACTCATAACCGCTATTGTTTACTGCTAAAGAATAAACTCCTAAGTAGTCTGTAGGAGCCGATAAGTACTCATTATCAGCACTTAAAGAGCCTGTTACATTCTTTCTAAAATCAGGAAGTTGTACATCTTTTATTATTCTTTCTTCTGCTTGAGTGATAATATTTGGAAGATTATCTACAAAAGTGGTTTCAGTAGACTCCAAATAATCTTGCATTGCTTGTTTTAGTGTTGTATATGTAAATGCCATTAGCTTATTACCACCTTAACTTCTCCTGAATTGCATTCCATATCTAGGCCAACTGTAAAGCTTCCTAGCTCAGTAACTCCACCACCTACAGGATCAAATGCAAACAGTTGCCTGCTTTCGTCTAAAGCTCTATCAGGGCGAGGGTTTCTTAACGATTGATTATCAGATATGCTAATCTTTCCAAGCTGTAACTGAGGCTGATCAACGTCTACAACATCTTTTCCAACTAGCAATCCATTCCATCGCTGATCTTCAATCTGACGCACAAGGTCTGTTAGTTTATATCTAAAACCAGTCCTGTCACAAAATCCAAAAGCTATTTTACCTTTTGATGCTGTCAAAATCTGTATCCTCCCGGAGTTACAAATAGTGATGCTTTTTCTCTATCTGCATCTGCGGCAAGGTTCCATTGCTCTTCATACTCAGCTTTTAAAAGAGGAGCTTTTTGGTTTGCTTCAACGTACTTAACACTAAGTTGATAAGCAAGGCCTGCAATTAAGCAAGGAAGAAACCTTAATGGAACGTCCATATTATTAGATGCAGGTGATCCAGTGTCTTCAACTCTCTGCATAAAGTAATAAATAAGAGTGTAAGTTTCTTGGCTATCAGGAACAGGCCAAAGGTTAACAGTAATTGCATCGGGGTCTTTTTCAAGAAAATACTGTAATGGCTTTCCTTCTGTTAACTTGTTAGATAGATGAGCATACTGGCTTATTGATATTCTTGTTAGCGTTTGATCAAATTGACTTCCAGTGCTTCCAGAGTTTGTTCTTACAAAAGCTTCAATAATATCAAGAACATTGCCATCTAGAGTGTATGTACCATCTCCGCTAGTTAGTGCTTGCGTTCCTTCTTGAACAGTCCAAAGGTTCAAGCCTCTATTTTGCCATTCAAGCATAAGAAGGTTAATGCTTCTTCTTGCGGTTCTGTAATCATAGCCACTACGCAACTCTAACCCTGCTCTTTCAAAAGCCTCTTCAATGGCATCGCCAAGGTCTAGGTTAAAGTTGTATGTTCCGCTAGTTGCCATTTTTATTTCCTTTTAGATTTAGCCCCAGAACATTTCCATCTTTTGCGAGACAAGTTGTTTGGAGTATTAGGATCATTTTGTTTTTTCTTAGAAAGACCTTTCTTGATGCCTAGACTCCTAGCGCAATAGCTATCTCCTTTTGAAGTCCCTGCACGAACTCTTGGGCCACCGCCTTTGGCTTTACCTGCTTGACCGTAGCTAACCTTCTTTCCAGAAGAGGTTACCTTAACCTTTGCTTTGCCTTTAGAAGGCTTGCTGTTTGCCACTATCTGTGCCTCGCGGTCTTCTTAGCAATCTTTTTTGGTTGCTTGCTAAATTGTTTTCCTTTTTTTGTATCGGCTTTTTTCTTTCTAGATGTAGCCGCATACTCTTTGTCTGTTAGGGATTCTCTTGCTTTTTTAGGCAAATATCTTTCACCTGTAGCTTTCTTCCCTTGAGTGCTATTTTTTCCTGACTTTGTTCCCCATTTTTCTTTAGTCCATTTATCTAAAGACTTCTGGGATTTTTTCTTTGCACTTCCGCCCTTTATCTCTTTGCCCGCTTGTGCGCGTGAAATAGCCATTATTTTTTGCCTTTGGCCTTTGCCTTGGCTTTAGCCGATAAATCTTTTAGATGAAATAATTTTACACTTGTTTTCGTGTGTGACTTGTTAGTATGCAAAGTGCCATCAGACATCTTGTGGTTCGAGCCTTTATGCTCAGTTCCATCTCTTTTGTAATGCTTTACACCCTTCATTTGTANCCTCCACCCGCTTCTTTATAAGCNTTTGCAAGCATCTGAGCTTTTCTTGCAGACCATTGACCTGATTTTCCGCCTTTAGTGCCTGCTTTAATTCTTGAAAATTGACGCTTACGCATAGCAGGCTTTGTATAGTTGCCTGCTGAATTAACAGTTGATTTAGCTTTAGCTTTTTTTTCTGCCATTTCTAGACCTATTTGTTTTTCTAGATGTGACCCTTAGATTCTTAGTCTTGTTGTTGCTTGTGTTTCTGTCTTTATGGTCAACATCTTTACCGTCACCTTTGCGAACAAGGCCTTTCTTTTCCATCAGCTTTCTAGCTTTATTTCGTTCAGCCCTGCGTTTTTTTTCTTCAGGTCTTGAATGAAAGTTTTCATACTCAAGCTTATAATTTCTAGCCATAAGATTTTAATACTTTTAAAATAATGCTGTAAGTATCGCCGCTAGAGTGACCAACGGTAGTTAACATGATATCGCCAGTAACTCCGCTACCTGCATTATTGGGTATGCCTGAAAACCCAGAAAAATCTAACTCATCAGAGTAATCAGCAAGTATATGCCATGCTAATACATCTGTAGAAGCATCAAATAACACCTTAACACTCATTCCAACAGTGCTGTACCAGATNTTAGATATATTAACTTTAGTACAAGCCTGCCCTGTCATCGGGTCTTTGCTAAGAGCAGAAACGTCAATTTTCTTAACTGCCGCTTCTCCAGAGCCATCACTGACATTGGTGAACTTAAATGTGGCGTACTTTGCCCCATCTGAAATTGTTTGTGTTGCGACTGCATCAGCCATTACATTCTCCTAAAAATAAGGGGTGAAATTCACCCCTCAATATTAACACACTAAACTGCGTATTAAGCTATGGTTGCAATTGGAGTTGAAAGAACAGTTGTCATCCACTTGGAGTTAGTTCCATCATCTGATACGCAAGTCATAGAAACTCTAGCGTTTAGAACGGTTGAGTTTACTAGCGTCAAGGTATCTCCTGCTACATCACTTACTGCGTTAGCCGCTGTTCCTGCAACCAATGAAACCATGCCTTGGAAGGCTGATACAGCAGAACCGGGAAGTACAAACGTAGTTGTAGTACTACCGCCTACGGCAACGGTCAGTTGAAACTCATAATGAACGCCAACATTCTCAGTCGATAGAGCAGGCATATTAACAACATTGTTTGCTGTTCCGTTAATCAAGAACAAAGTTCCAGACTGAGCGGCAGTTAGAGTTTGTGTCAAAGCACCTGCGGCGTTAAAGTCAGTGTTAATAGACTTTTTGCCAGTGATAGACTGAGTGACGGCAAGAGTTCCACCAACACTAGCATTATTGCTATAGGTAGAATTAGTGGTTACAGCACCTGTATCGCTGTTTTTTGAAATATCTGAAAAACCATTTTCGGAGCGAACTGCTCCAGTATAAGTTGTAGTACCCATGAGAATCTCCTGTCTTGGGTTGGTCTGCTTTTAAGCAGTCAGGGATAGTTAATAATAACGTGTTAAAAATAAAAAAGGGGGTTTTTACACCCCCTTCTTGTTTAGCTACTTAGCTTGATCCCGGAGAACCATAAATGCCAAGTGGATCGGATACACCGAACGAGTAACGCTCACGAGCTTTATAGCGAACATTACCAGTATCAAAGTCTCCATCCATACTAGTTTCAAGAGAAGTACGCTCAAAATGCTTCATTCCGTTAGGAATATCAGTAAGGATAAAGAAAGCATTGCTGTCAGTCAGATAGTGATTGACTGCATAGCCTTCTGGAATAGCACCCATATTACGGATAGCATTTATGTCGTTATCAGCAGTTGAAACACGTTGGTTAGTCTCTAGCAAACGATCTGCTGTAAACATCAACGCAGGTGGAACGATCAAACGAGTAGGACGAGCCGCAATAAGCAGGCCGCGCTCATCAGTGTATCCTGCAATAGTAATAATTGCATTCTCCAAAGATGTTTCGTTTAAGTCAGCCGCAGTAGCAGGACGGTTGCTGTTAAAGCCACCACCTACAGTTGGGTGACCGCCACCGCCAGTAACACCATCGCTAACAGCAGTGAACAGGTTTACACCGTCACCAGACTGAAATGCGTTAGTGAAACCGTTGTTTAGAGGATTAGCCGCTTTAACCTGCTTAGTGTAAGCCATACCGCGAGCAAGACCTTTGGTGTAACGAGCAGATAACGA